ATTAATGTTTGAGGAAAAGGTGACAAAACTATCGCAGAAAACTCAAGGTTCCCTTATAATTAAAGAATATCCAACTGCATCTGCACATAGTGGACACTTTAGGTCACTTCTTAATGAACTTGCACTTAAGAAATCATTTAGACCTGATATTATTTTCATTGATTACCTTAATATATGTGCTTCCGAAAGATATCGCGCTGGTAGCAATGTCAATTCATATACAGTTGTCAAGGCAATTGCTGAAGAACTTAGAGGACTCGCTGTCGAAGCAAACGTCCCTATCGTATCTGCCACCCAGACCACTCGTTCTGGTTATGGTAGCTCTGACGTTGACATTACTGACACTAGTGAGTCCTTTGGTCTCCCTGCTACTGCTGATCTTATGTTTGCCCTTATTTCTACAGATGACCTTGAGGGATTAGGACAAATTATGGTTAAGCAATTGAAGAATAGATACAATGATCCAACTATTTCTAAAAGATTTGTAGTTGGTATTGATCGTGCCAAGATGAGACTGTATGATTGTGAGCAGACTGCACAAGATGACATTCTTGACAATGGTAGAGATGAAGAGTATACTAACGATGAACCAAAATCAAAAAAATCATTTGAGGGGTTTAAGTTTTGAACGGATACTACTCTGTATTTGATCCAACTGGTAAGAAGATTGCTGATTGCGGTTCTATTAAAGATGCCGTTAATCTTATTGGGACAAGAGGTGATGGTCACTATTACCAATTCAAACCAACTTACGAAACCGTTGAGGTCAAACTTTTAGAAAGACCCAAACTCCCAACTAAAGATATTATCGTCAATATGGACGGTGGTGTTGGTGGTAGTTGGGAAGAGGTAGAATATATTGAAGTAGAAGGTCAAAAACTTCCTACACAACAACTTCCTCAAAATTGCCAAGAACCATTTATCCCGGATTTTCATGACTAAAGTTGACACTGAAAAATATGTAGAATTTGTCAGGGGAGTAACCAGTGAACCAAGTCTCGACTATGGTGCAATGGGATCTCGTCTTGCAGAACTTGAGGTAACTGGAACGAATACATCACAGTTACTTACTGCTGCTCTTGGTCTCTGTGCAGAGTCTGGTGAGTTTACTGAGGTTGTGAAAAAGATTATCTTCCAGGGTAAACCATACAACGAAGAGAATGTCTTTCATATGAAACGTGAACTGGGAGATATCTGCTGGTATCTTGCTCAGGCATGTATGGCACTTGATACTACCTTTGATGAGATCATTGAGATGAACGTTGACAAACTTCAGGCACGTTATCCCGGTGGTAGTTTTAATGTTCACAAATCTGAAAATCGTAAGGAAGGTGATGTGTGAATAATCTCAAAATCCCCTTTGCTATCGTATCTTTCCTGTTGGTTCAGGGTGCGGGTGCAGTGTGGTGGTCCTCACAAATTGATGGACGAGTCGGAACTCTTGAAGAAGGGAGTCTGAATATTGCCAGAGAAAATCGTAGGTACATTGAGCAAGTGATTCAACCTTCCTATGGAATCAGTAGTTCCTGGAAGAATCAATACCACGATGAGTGGGTTTTGAAAGGAGGATGGAAATGATTACTATTAATGAGGATAAGGAGTAATCCTCCTCGGGGTTATAGCTCAGTTGGTAGAGCGCCTGCTTTGCAAGCAGGATGTCAGCGGTTCGAGTCCGCTTAACTCCATAATAAATACTTAAAAAGTATTGTGTGTTATGAGTAACACTGCTAAACAAGAAGATTGTTCTATCTTATTTTTTAAAGAACACTGCGATAAAAAATTTAATCTTAACGACAAACAATACGCTGAGTTAGACAAGAAAGCATTTGGCAAGAGTGGAGTTTATCCTCAAGCAAATGCTGTTTGGAGAAGAAGTTATGATGAGCAAGTTATTGGTCTCATGAATTACATGATATCAAGAGGTATTACAACGACAGGTTGGTCTTGGTCAAGAGATCAAGCAAATGGTATGATGAACTTCTTGAATAAAATCGCACAACAAAAAGGTGGAGTTACGGGATCTCTTGACAGTTGGAATCCCATGGATGTTGTTGCCGTAAAAAAATCAGATGATGCAAAGATAAAAAAAAGAATTACGGAGATGTGTGATACTGGTGATAAATTATTAAATTTAAAAAATTTAAATGCTTTAATGGAGGAATATATTAGAGAAAAAAAATTGATGCCAATATCTCTTAAACAAGTTGGCAAGAATGAGAGAGGAACTTTTGAAATGAGTTCAAACTTGAAAACCAGAGAGGCAAAAAGAAGATCACTTCATGAGTTCTCTGCAGATAATTTTATGTGTGATTTGGCATGGGATTCTGATGCAAATGAATGGAAGTTCGCGCAGGAAATTTCCTGGGACATGATTGACAAAGGAGGAGGGGGTAGAGAAGCTATGTCGGTTCATGTTCAGGGCAGAACCTTTCAGGCAAAACAACCAAGGGAAAAACCTCAACATAGTGGTGCTGCGATTGGCGCTACTGGTGCCATGCTTGGTAAAGCATCTGTTGGAAAGTTAGATGATTTTGTAAAAAAATGTGGTTTGAGTGAAGTTCCTGCACCGGCAAAACACCCACATATTCCAAGTCCAGGAACTGTATGGTCCGATGCTGATAAAAAATACTGGATTGATTTATATAATATCCTAAAATCTGCAACTATTGATGGTAAAAAAATAGATTTTGGTAGTCCTGGAAAATATGCAGAGGGGAATAATCCTATTGAGAAAGGATTTGAGGCAGCACTTAATGAAGCTTGTCTTGCAGATCAAAGAGATGCCAGAACAAAAACTGGTAGATCTGCTGGAAGTAGATTAACTGCAAAGTTGTGGGGAATGGAATGGTTACATCGTTACTACATGATGTCTAAAAAGAAAAAGTTTGACATCTTCATGCACGTACTAGTTGATGCGATGAAAAAAGAGTCTTTAACTGCAGGACCTTTTATTAAAGTGTTCGGTAAACCAGGACTTACTGCAAAAAGATACTAAATAATGTATAAGGATTACCAATATAAATGAAAAGTTTCTTTCAGTTCCTGAATGAGGCACAATCGCAGGCAAGTATGCAGGCGAATAAACTGAACCTCAAGAGTGACGGACACGGTGGTTGGTTAGACACCCGTGGAAAGTTTGTTGCGACTACTGAAGATGGTAAGTTAAAGTTTGTAGATAAGAAGAAAGCAAAAGGTCCAGAGGAAACAAAAGCACAACCTAGAGCACAAGCAAAACCAGAAGAGAAAGAAAAGAAAACAGAGGCACCTGAAGATACTAAAAAGAAATCATCTGGTGAAGATGAAGAAGGTGATGCATCTGGAGAGACTACAGAAACTTTAACTGTTGCATTTGGTCGTTTTAATCCACCAACAGTTGGTCATGGAAAACTTCTAGCAGCAGCAAAGAAAGCAGCAGAAGGTGAAGACCTTAAGATTTATCCATCACGATCACAGGATGCTAAGAAGAATCCACTTGATCCTGACATGAAAGTTTCTTTCATGAAGAAAATGTTCCCTGATTTTGCAGAGGTTATTATTAATGATGATGAGATGAAGTCAATCTTTGACGTATTGGTTGCAGCAGACGAGGCAGGATATAAGAATGTCAATATCATTGTAGGATCAGATCGTCAATCCGAGTTTGAGAATCTGGCAACAAAGTATAATGGTGAACTCTATAACTTTGATAATATTCGCGTCATCTCTGCAGGTGTGAGAGATGCGGATGCTGAAGGTGTTGAGGGTATGTCAGCATCTAAAATGAGAAAGGCAGTTATGGATGATGACTTTAAATCATTCCGTAGTGGAACACCAAAAGAATTAGATGATGGTGACACTACCGCACTGTTTGATGCAGTTCGTCAGGGTATGGGATCCAAAAAGAAAAAGAAAGAAGTCGCTGAGATGTGGGAGATTGCTCCCAAGTACGATCAGGGAGGACTTCGTAATCAGTATGTGCGAGGTTTAATTTATCGCATGGGTGATATTGTTGAAAGTTTAAACACAGGATTAGTTGGTAAGATTATTCGTAGAGGAACTAATCATCTAATCTGTGTGACCGAAGAGGACTATATGTTCAAGTCCTGGATCCGTGATGTCATGGAATATACAGAGAAAAAAATGGAACGTCGTATGAGAGTTCCTCAAAAACCAAACACCTTAGTTGGAACTGGTGGATACCTTAAAAATGCTATGGCAGCAACAGGAACCAAGAGCGTTAAGAATTTCATAAATAAGTATAAGATTAAAAAGTCATAGAATTACCATGTCTAATGGAATCGGTAAAAATCCTTTGCTTGATATCTCAAAGGTATACTTAGATCAAGTTGCTGAGAAGAAGGATGATTCATATCTTGAACCAGATATGAAGAAACGCCAAAAGAATAATGAGAAAGCACGTAAAGATATGGAGAAGATGGGAACTTCTATGAAGAACCCTCACTTTGAAGAGAAGCAGCAAGGATGGGATGTTGTAAATTCTCTTGCTGATGCATATAAAGGAATGCAAGAAGAGGGATATGGTGCTCCAGGACATAACCCTGGTTCTGGTGAGAAGTCCGTTGCTAGAGCAAAGGCATTGATGGATAAGAAGGGTCAGAAGGGTGCTCCTGGTCTAGATGCTATGATGGCTGCTAATAAAGAGCATAAGGCAAGAAGAGGAGTAAAGAAAGAAGAACTTGAGTTAGACGAGAATCGTCGTGCTGCCCGTGCTGCTGGTGGGTATAAGGACGACTCTAAGAAGCAAAATGATCCTTCCAAGGCAGGTTTCACTGGTATCGGTAACATGAGTATCGACCAGATCCGTAAGATGTCTGCTCGTATGGATAAGGAAAAGAAAGAATCCTACGATCCTATGGATGATCCAGATTTTGACCATGACGAAGCAGAAAAAAATCGTGGTGTTTCTGGAAAGAACAATCCTAAGGGTGGTAAGGCATTAAGTAAAAAGAAAAAAATGAAAGAAGGACTTGATCCTGTCGGCAAAGAAGACGGTGATGTCAACAATGATGGTAAGAAAGATAGCAGTGATTCTTACTTGATGAAACGTCGCAAGGCAATTGGCAGTGCGATGAAGAAAAAACTCAAGGAGTCAAGATCTCTTGCTGAGGTTATGACTGATACTGAGGATGATAAACCAATTAAAGAAAAGAAGATAAGCAATAAAATTAAAATCAATCCAAAACTTGGTGAGGCAGTAGAAGAACTAGGTGGTGAACTGCTTGAGATGACTGAAGTTGATGAAGCAGTCTATGGTGGAACTCCACCAGAGAAAAAAGACACCCGTATGACTGTCACCAATGCTGATAAGAAAGGTAATACTCCTGCTTATCAAGCATATAAGGCAGGTAATAAGAAGTATAAGGCTGCTGATCACATGAACGAGGGTGATGGTGATCCTTGCTGGGATTCCCACAAGCAAGTCGGGATGAAGAAGAAAGGTGGTAAGATGGTTCCCAACTGCGTTCCCAAGAACGAAGAGGTTGAGACTGAAGTGGAAGAGGGTTATAAAGAACTCTCAAGAGGTAAGAGAAACACTATGTTCCGCAAAGCAGGAAACCTGGCACGCACAGCATTACAGGGTGGTGACAAAGGAACTGAGGCACACAAAAAGTCTGGTAAGATTGTTAAGGCACTGAACAAAGATGCTGAGAAATATGATAGAAACGATGTGAAGGAAGATGCATCGATGACTCCTCAAGAATTGCAACTTCAAAAGAAGAAAGCAATGATTGATAGGATGATTGCTCAAAGAAGACAACAGGGGTTGAACAAAGCAAAAAAGTCTGAGGCACCCACGAAAGCAATGGGTGAAGAGACCGAAGACTCTTTGAGAGACCGTCGTATGGAGCGTGGTGGTGTTGACGGCAACAACCGTTACAAGAGTGCTCCTAAAAATGTTGCTATGGGTGGTGGTAAGAAAAAACCCTATGATGGTATGTCGGCACTTGAGAAAGTAAAGGCAAGCATCCGTGCCAAGCATGGACAGGGTGCAATCATGGACACCAAGAAGAAGTAATGCCTGCTGTATCAAAGGCACAGCAAAGGTTTATGGGTATGGTCTATGCCACCAAGAAAGGTGACATGACCAACCCTTCTCCTGAGGTTGCTAAAGCAGCAGCATCAATGAAGAAGAGTGATGCGAAAGACTTTGCTTCTACTAAGCATAAGAAACTCCCTGAGAAGAAGGTTGCAAAAGAAGCAGCAGATTTTTCACAGAGAGATAAGATTATGAAGAAAGCAAAACCTCTTCATAAACATCTTTTCAAAAACCTTCATAAGAAAGATACCTCTGGTGATGTAAATGAAGGATTTAAAACTGACATACTCACTGACCGTAAGTATGCGAAAAGAATGGCGGATCAAGAAAAACGCCATAAAGAACAAGACAAACGAATGAAGTTTGGCAAGTTTTACGACAAAGCAAAGGAATCAAAAGATCGTCTTCGTCCAGGTGAAGTAAAACGTTATGACAAAAAACTTGGTAAATATATTTCAAACAAAGATTGAGAATATATATAATAGTCATTGAGGTTTATCATGCTTGCATTCCTTTTACCTTTAGCATCTAAAATTATTTCTGATGCTGTTAATAAAATTCCAGAAAATGAAGAACTGGGTGAGAAACTTGTTGAGATTTGTCTTGCTATTCTTGCTAAGGCAGTTAAGTTAACAAAAACCGATATGGACGACCAATTATTGGAGGTCGTAACCAAATCAATCGCTGCCCGTGAGGGTGAGTGATTTTATAAATATCTAATATCAAGTAAATTTTAGAGAGAAAGACATGGCACTCTGGGGAAATACCGATGCAATTAGTGTAGAGAGTGGTGGCACCATTTCAATTAATTATGCTACCCTGGCTGTAACTGGCGCTGGTACTAGTTTTGGTGTAACTGGTTTTGCTCAGGTTGGTGACGTTTTAAGAGTTGGAACTCGTGTAGGAACTGGCACATATTTTGGTGATGCTGTAATCGTTGCTGTCGCCAGTACGATTTCTTGCACGATTGGATCTACAATTGGTCTGCTTCACTCTGGTCCTGACGCACATACTGCAACTGGTTCTACTACCTTCCAAGTAAGTAGACTTCCAAAATACACCGCATCAAATCCTGCGTTTAGTGAAGACACTGATTTTAATAAAGAAGCACCTACTGTTAAGACATTCTACACAGGAATTGCTCAAACCGGTGTTGCGATCGGTGGTAGCGTCTTCGCATTTAACACTAATGATGACTTCTTTGGTAGAAGACAGGATAACATTCGTGATCAAGGAATCGCTGCAGGTGATTTTATTGATGTCGGCGGTGTTGATCATATAATTTCTGGTGTTGGAACTGGTGCTGCTTCAGTGACCCAGGTTCAAGGAGTTGGAACAGCATTTATTCCACTTACTCCTTCACCTTTCCCTGGTTTAACAATTGGTGATGCTCTAGTTGTTGGAGCTGGACTTACCACTGGTGGTCTTGATACTGGGACAGGTGTTCTTGAAAGAGTCGTCACTTCAATTACAGCAACTGGAGTTGGTTTTGCAGCAACTCTCTCAGTGGGCATCACAACAGGTGATCCAGTTGTGTTTATTGCTGGTATGTCCTCTAAATTTGATGATGGAAGACCCACTGGATTTGTTAGTGTTGGTGCTACAATTGCCTCTGCAGTTACCGCAGGCGATCAGATTGCATTCCAGAGACATCACGGTGGATATCAAAAGAATGTATATGCTGTTGCTCAGGGTGGTAAGGAATCTGCTGCTGGTGGACAGTATCAGGTTGACCACGCTGGTTGGGTTGGTGTTACCACCTACATTGACAACCATGGCAACCTGAGAGTTAAGAAAGAGACTCTGGTCGCAATGTCCGGTATTACAACCGGTAACGTCCCACTCTACGATTCTAATCCCCTTGCATGATGACTGAATGATCTTTAATGAATTGAATGAGGACAACTTCCTCCTCTTCGCTATTAAAAATTATGAAAATCCTCAGGCAGTTACCAAAGAGGATTTTGATAAAGATCTGAATCACTTTAAGTATATTAAAAGGTTACTGAAGCGATATAAGAATACGGGTCAACTTAAGACTCATCTTCTTTTAAACCACTTTATCATTCTTTATAATATCTTTGGCGAAGCAACAACTCCTATGTTGTTCTTTAAAATAGAAAATGATTTATGGTCTTCCATGAAAAGTTTTATAATTTTTCTTGGAAGATTTCCTGAATATCCTCATTCTACATTACATGATGTTCAAGTTGACATGTATTGTTTAACAGAGCTCTATAAAATCTATAATGAAAAAGAGTCCTCTTGATAAGATCATTCAAATAATTCGTGAGGATGTTCCCACGAATGCAATGGCACATGGTAAAATTGCTGGATCTGTGGAGGCAGGGGATGACCCTCCTGTAAGAAGAAAAAAAAAGAAAAGTAACTATGCCTACGGTGGCCACGGTAGCAGAAGAGTATGGTTAGATTACTTCAAAAAGCAGAATGGCAGAGCAAATTAAACTCGCAGTCCTAGAAGAGAAACTTCAAAACTTTGAGACATTAGTCACAAGGTTAGATTCTGCTATTGAAAAAATTGCCGAGGTAAATAATAACGTGAGTAGAATGTTGGCAGTTCATGAGGAAAGAATCACTAAACAAGAAAAGATCGACGCGGTGTTGTTTGATAAAATCGACAAACTCCGTGATAAAATGGACAGCGATCATGACATCGTTACTCAACGATTATCATTACTGGAACGGAAACTTTGGATTGGCATCGGAATACTGGGAGCAATTGTAGCACTCACCAATCCTCAAGCAATAAAAACACTTAAACCCTTGTTATCTTCTGCCGATAGTGCTATAGTGGCACCAGCAGTTGCTTTTGTGAATGGATCATATTGATTCCAAATTCATTGGTCTCGTATCTTCGCGGTTAGAAAAATTTAAAAGAGTCAAATCAAATCTTTACAACTTTCGTTGTCCAATTTGCGGTGATTCAAAGAAGAACAAGAGCAAGACTAGAGGATATCTTTACTCTGTAAAGGCAAACACTAATTTCAAGTGCCATAATTGTGGTGCTTCGATGTCTCTTAATAACTTTTTGAAGCAGGTTGATCCTGCTATTCATAAACAATATGTTCTTGAAAAGTTTAAAAGCGGACACACTGGTAGAAACTTTGTAATTGATGAACCAGACTTTAAGTTTGATCCACCTAAATTTAAAAAGAAAATTGATCTTCCTAAAGCATCAGAGAATCCTAACTCTGCTGGTTACTTGACTGCAAGGAGACTTGATCCCGCACAATTTTATTATGCTGAAAAGTTTAAGAAGTTTGTAAATACACTTAAACCGACTTTTGATGATACGAGATATGATGAAGAGAGAATTATTATTCCTCTTTATTATGAAAAGAAATTAATTGGATTACAAGGGAGATCTGTCGGTCCTAACCCTGTTAAATATATCACCGTGATGCTTGATGATGACGCACCAAAAATCTACGGATTGGATAACATCAGAAGAGATGCTCCAGTCTATGTTACAGAAGGACCTTTTGACAGCACGTTCGTTCGCAATTCGATTGCAATGTGTGGTGCTGATGCTGATGTTGATAAGTGGGGGGTTAGCAATCCTGTGTGGATTTATGATAACGAACCCCGCAACAGAGAGATTACAAACAGAATCTCTAAGACAATCGATTCTGGTCAGACAGTAGTCATTTGGCCAAATGGCATAGATGATAAGGATATAAATGATATGGTGATGTCTGGACTGGATGTGCAGTCCGTGATAGAATCAAATACGTATTCTGGTTTAGAAGCAAAACTTAAGTTTAACACTTGGAAAAAAATATGAGCAACGGTACAAAAGTTAAAAAGAGAGATGGACGTATTGAGTCTCTAGACCTGGATAAGATGCACCTTATGGTTGAGGAGGCATGTACTGGTCTTGCAGGAGTGTCTGCAAGTCAGGTTGAGATGAAATCTGGTATTCAGTTTTATGATGGAATTACTACTGGAGAAATCCAAGAGATTTTGATTAAGTCTGCGAGCGACTTAATTGATTTGGACCATCCTAACTATCAATTCGTTGCTGCACGTCTTCTTCTTTTTTCTGTAAGAAAGAGTTTATATGGAAAAATACGTCAGATGCCAGCATTAGAAACTCATATTATGAGTTGCACTAATTCTGATGTGTATGATAAGGGTATCTTTACCAAGTATTCTAAAGAAGAAATTGCCAAAGCAGATGGTTATATTGATCATGAACGTGATTTCTTATTCACATATGCTGGTCTAAGGCAGGTTGTGGATAAATACCTAGTACAGGATAGAAGTAATGGTGGAGTATATGAAACTCCCCAGTTCATGTATATGATGATTGCTCTGACAATTTTCTCAGAGTATCCAAAAGACACGCGAATGTCTTACGTTAAAAGGTACTATGACGCAATCTCCAAACACAAACTCAACATCCCAACGCCAATCATGGCAGGGGTCAGAACCCCATTGCGTCAGTTTGCGAGTTGTGTTCTCGTTGATGTTGATGACACCCTCGATTCTATCTTTAGCAGTGACATGGCTATTGGTAAGTATGTTGCACAACGCGCAGGAATCGGCATCAACGCAGGTAGAATCCGTGGCATCAACGCTAAAATCAGAGGCGGAGAGGTACAACACACAGGCGTGGTCCCCTTCCTTAAAAAGTTTGAATCAACTGTACGATGCTGCACTCAAAACGGCATCAGAGGTGGTTCTGCTACAGTTCACTTTCCTATCTGGCACCAAGAAATAGAAGATATTATTGTTCTGAAGAACAACAAAGGTACAGAAGACAATCGGGTACGCAAACTTGACTACTCAATCCAAATTTCAAAACTTTTCTACGAACGTTTCATTGCGAATGGAGAAATTAGCTTGTTCTCACCGCATGACGTACCGGGTCTGTATGATTCCTTTGGTACTGACAGGTTCGATGATCTATATGTGGGGTTTGAACGAGATGAGTCTGTTCCAAGAAAGACTGTCGGCGCACAAGAACTAATTCTCAACATTCTAAAAGAGAGAGCAGAGACTGGTCGTTTGTATATTATGAACATTGACCACTGTAATAGTCACTCTTCTTTTAAGGATAAGGTGAATATGAGTAACCTCTGTCAGGAGATTACACTTCCTACAGATCCAATCAATCATATTGATGATGAGTTTGGTGAGATTGCGCTGTGTATTCTTTCTGCTGTTAACGTAGGAAAGATTCGTTCTGATGAAGAACTAGAAGATCTTTGTGACCTTTCTGTTCGTGGTCTAGAAGAACTGATTGACTATCAAGAGTATCCTGTAATAGCAGCAGAACGTGCTACAAAGGCACGTAGATCGCTTGGAGTAGGATTTATTGGTCTGGCACATTACCTTGCTAAACTAGGGTTTAAGTATGACTCACAAGAGGCATGGGACGCAGTTCATGGACTATCAGAGTCCTTTCAATATTATCTCCTAAAGTCTTCTAATCAAATTGCTAAAGAGAAAGGGTGGTGTGAAAACTTTGGTCGTACAAAATATGCTGATGGAATTTTGCCAATTGATACATATAAGAGTGATGTTGATGAAATCTGCAGTCAGGAGTTAGTTCATGATTGGGAGGGTCTTAGGGCATCTATCAATGAGTTTGGACTCCGACACAGTACTCTGTCCGCACAGATGCCATCGGAGAGCAGTTCCGTTGTGTCAAATGCAACCAATGGAATCGAACCACCTAGAGACTACCTGTCCATTAAAAAGTCGAAGAAAGGACCTCTTAAGCAGATTGTTCCTCAATTCAATGCATTGAAGAATAATTATACTCTTCTTTGGGACATGGTTTCTAATCGTGGTTACATTAATGTCGTTGCCGTGATGCAGAAATTCTTTGACCAAGCAATTTCTGGTAACTGGAGTTATAATCCAGAGAACTATCCTGACAATGAAGTCCCAGTGTCCACTATGGCACAAGACTTTTTAACTACATATAAGTACGGTTGGAAGACTTCTTACTACCAGAATACAAATGACCTCAAGAGTGATGAGGTTGAGGAAGAGAAGTCTAACTTAAATAATCTGTTAAACGAATTAGAACAAGCCGAGGAGGGAGAGTGTGAATCCTGTGCAGTTTAAGGTGTCATCAGTGGAAAATGTGGAAACTAAAGTTAAAGGCATGACAGTCTTTAACACTGAACAAGTTAATACTAAAAAGCAACCGATGTTTTTTGGTAAACCTCTGGGTGTCCAGAGATATGATTCATACAAATATCCTGTATTTGATAAACTTACCACACAACAATTAGGATACTTCTGGAGACCTGAAGAGGTTTCTCTGCAGAAGGATCGTGGTGACTATCAATTACTTCGTCCAGAACAAAAGCATATCTATACTTCTAATCTGAAGTATCAAATTATGCTAGACTCTATTCAGGGTCGTGGTCCTGGTATGGCATTCATTCCTTACTGTTCCTTACCTGAACTGGAAGCATGTATGGAAGTCTGGGGATTTATGGAAATGATCCATAGTCGCTCATACACATACATTATCAAGAACGTCTATGCAGACCCCTCAGAGGTCTTTGATAAGATTGTTAGTGACCCTCGTATTTTAGAGCGTGCTAGCAGTGTTACAGAAGCATATGACGACTTTATTCAAACTGCTCATCAATATGATGGTAGCACTATGTGGGAGCTTGCCACTGAGGGACATGTCGCAGGTCAATTTGATCGACGTGAAGTAAAACGTAAACTTTATAGAGCAGTCGCCAACGTTAATATATTGGAAGGAATTCGTTTCTATGTTTCTTTTGCTTGCTCGTTTGCGTTTGGTGAACTCAAGCTTATGGAAGGATCCGCTAAAATCATCTCTCTCATCGCCAGAGATGAAAACCAACATCTTGCAATTACTCAAAATATCCTCAACAAGTGGAAAGCAGGTGATGATCCTGAAATGAAGCAGATTATGAAGGAAGAGGAGGAGTGGACCTATAAGGCATTTGACCGTGCTGTGAATGAAGAGAAGCGTTGGGCAGACTATCTGTTTAAGGATGGATCTATGATTGGTTTGAATGACAAACTACTCCAACAGTATGTTGAGTGGATTGCTAATCGTCGTCTCAAGGCAATTGGTCTAAAACCTCAGTATGACATTGCAGCAAGCAACAATCCACTGCCCTGGACACAGCACTGGATCTCTTCTAAGGGTCTTCAGGTAGCACCACAGGAGACTGAGGTTGAGTCTTATGTTGTTGGTGGAATCAAGCAAGATGTGAAAAAGGACACATTCAGTGGATTCCAACTTTGAATTGTGCTTAAATAGGGGAACATGAGGTTCCCCTATGCCTAAGAATGAATTGAAGAAAGAAGAGTTAAAAAATCGTGTACTCAAATTAAAAAATGAAGTATACGATGAACCTGATACCATATGGCAAGGGGATCGAGATATGGCACATAAATATCTCGATAAGGTATTAAACATTATTGATGAGTATCGATATTGATTATGAAAATCCATGGATGTATTTGGAGAGACCTTTTACTGGTGACGATGTTCATGACTACTTTGGTTTTGTTTATAACATTACCAATCTCACCAACCAACGACAATACATTGGGAGAAAGTATTTTTGGTCGTTCCGAACACCAAAAGGAAAAAAACGCAAAGTAAAACAAGAATCTGATTGGAGAAAGTATTATGGGTCTTGTCCAGAACTTAAAGAGGACATTGACAAATTGGGCAGACAAAATTTTAGTAGAACTATCCTGTCTTTACATAAAACAGGTGGCAAAACAAACTTTGAAGAAACAAGACAACTCTTTATCCACGGAGTCCTTACCGAATCACTTGACACAGGAGGACCTGCCTACTACAATAGCAACATCCTCAGCAGGTACTTCCGAAAAGACTACTATGATGGAGACTGAAGAAATTGTATCCGAAGTTCGTGAATGGGCAATTGGTAAAGTCCAAGAGTACAATGGTAAAGGTGTAGAAAGAATCTACGATCAAATGGCAATTATGGCAGAATTTGATGAGTGGTTCGACCCCAAAGAAGGTTTAGAAGTTGTATCACTTGACGAGATCACAGAAAGACAGTATGATGATTTTGTCGAAAACAATGACGGTGTTGAAAGAGGTTAATCCTCTATCTTTGACTCGCTAGCTCAGCTGGATAGAGCAACTGCCTTCTAAGCAGTCGGTCGAAGGTTCGAGTCCTTCGCGAGTCGCCTTGCGAGTGTGGTGTAGCGGTAACATGCGAGCCTTCCAAGCTCTTGTCACGAGTTCGATCCTCGTCACTCGCTTCCCTCCAATTTTATTATGTCGCAATATGATTTTGGGGGTCTTGAAAGACATCCTATCAGTATACTAAGATTGATTAGTGAATTGGAAGGATCATCTCAAATGTGTAAATACATGGGGTTTCAAGATGATATGGATACTCTCAATGAAATGAAGAAGAGATATTATAAACTCTACTTCAAGACAAAGAAAGAGTACAACAATCCTCTATAGCTCAGTTGGTAGAGCAGGTGACTGTTAATCACCCTGTCCCTGGTTCGAGTCCAGGTGGAGGAGTTCGCTCGAATAGCTCAGCGGTAGAGCACCTCCTTTACACGGAGATTGTCGGGGGTTCGATCCCCTCTTCGAGCATGTCGAATTCAATGTATTCCTAATGATTACTATCAGATGCAAAGAGTGTAGAAAGGAACTGACCAGCACCAGTAAAATTCAGTTCTGTGGTTGTCCCAATCAGATGAGTATTGTGGATAATAAGATTGGTGCCAAAGACTTAGATAAAGTTGTAATGGTAACCAATAATGTTGAGAGAAAGATTGATAGTCACTTCTCTAGTCAGGAACTTATCTATCAGGAAGAAAGACGCAGACGTAAAGTTCGTAGATTGGACTTTGATATTCGTTAAGAGATCCACATAGTTGACAGTAGTGTAACAAGTTGCTACAGTAAATAGTAATGTAGACACTTTCTTTCTACCATGCATCCAGACGAATTCTCTAATTGGGCAATCATCAAAGAAAAGTTTGAGGAAAACGGCACAACAGACAACTACTATTATGTTCGTGCTTGTGCTATAGTAGGAGGACAACCTGATCCAATGAAGAATCTTCCAAATGTCTCACAGGATGGATGAGATCATACCTGACCACCTTGTATCTAAAAAGGAGTGTCAGGAAATGATTGATAAAGCAATTGACAAACACAATAAAACTGCTACAATTATAAGTGCCATCCTTGGTGGTATCCTTCTAGGGTTTTACTCTCATGGGGTATTGGCTCTAGTAGGACGCATTTGATGGCTGCGGTGCTCCCCTTTGGTAGATTCAGGATTAGCGGCGATAGGAATCTACCACTACGGGGTGTAGCTCAGTTTGGTAGAGCACTCGCTTTGGGAGCGAGTGGTCGAAGGTTCAAATCCTTTTACCCCGATTTAATTAGTTTTTTGTATGGAAATAGTTGACAGTTTTTTAAGTGAACATGATTGTAATTTTATCACTTCCAATAGCATTAATGATACATACTTTCCGTTTTACTTAATGCCATCTGTATCCAAATTTAATTCAAAAGATGGATTATATTTTACTCACAAATTCATACACCATAATGAGCAGAGTAGTAATTTTCTTAGAGTAGTTACCCCGATTCTCAATCAAATAAATTCAAATATCATTTATCGAGTTCAACTTAATTTTTATCCAAAAACTTTTTTTAAACACAAACATGAATGGCATACTGATAAACCTTTTGAACATAAGGGATTGATCTATTATCTAAACAGCAATAATGGAACAACGGATTTAAAAGGTGAGGCAAAAGTAAAGTCTATCAGAAACAGAGCACTATTTTTTAACCCATCTAAATTGCATCGAAGTACAACCTGCACAGACCAAGAATTTAGAGCAAATATTATAATCAACTATAATTAATTCATTATACATACTTTAACTATGAAATTTTATTCAGTGGAATACTGGCAAAAAAATTGGGACGAATTAATGGAAAAGGTGGAGAACGGAGAGACGATAGGAATAGAAAATAACAGGGGTGAGAGGGCAGTGATGGTGCCTGCTGATGATGAACTCATACGAATATACACAGAGCAAAACAACGAAGGATCCTGAGGGACTGTCGCATATTGGTTAATGCTCTCTGCTTATAACGGGGTAAACCGGGTTCAATTCCCGGCAGTCCTATTTGCTTCCTTAGCAATCTGGTGAATGCAGCAAACTCATAATTTGCCTAAGGTGAGTTCGATCCTCACAG